GTGGAAGTTTCCATTTGCCTATGCTTCTAGTCATCGTCCTCAACTACAGCTTTCGGTGGCATAAGCATCACGCCGCCACTTGCTTCTACCTGCATCTTCTCTGTCTTCACCAGACCTACACGGTCGAGCAGTTCTTTAGCTGCAGACATCTTATCACGAATACCAAGTTCAGTTGGGTCATACAGCGCACCTGTCATCGCCATCGCAGCCTTCGGCGCATTACGTGCCATATACATTTGAGTCGCGTCAAGTATCTCTTCTTTAAGACCTTTAACAATTTCGTTAGTGCTAGAAGCGTCAGCATAACCTGCCATTTTCTTTGCCAGCACCATGTCACCGCCAGCTTCATCGAATAGGACACTCAGAAACTTTTGCTGCTTGTCTGTTAATTGCCTAGCCATTTTCGTTCTTCCTCAGTATAAGGCCACATTAAAATTCTCCGTTATGCATAGCATTTGCTAATTTCGTTGCACGTGATTTTACCTGATTTGCCCACCTGCTGTCAAGCATTTCTTTTGCCGCAACGTCATATTTTTCTTCGTGTATAGCATTCCACATCTTAGTAAACTTACACAAACGTGGCACACCCATGTTAAATGCCATGTCCATTAAAATAAGTTGACGTACACTGTCTAACCTGTCTACGCAAGGGTGCGCACGTAACAGTTCTTCTTCGACAATCTGTACGTCATTCTGTGCTAGGTAGACCGCATCAGCTTCTGTGATACCATACTCATATACGTGGTCAATAGTTGGATAGTCCATCCAATCTAGTTCTTCTTTGCTGATACCACGGTCTTCTAGGTTTCGTCCGATACCTACTGTATCAATTCCTAGAGTATCTTTATATACCTGTAGCCGCAAGCCTTCGTGCGCTATTAGCTTTTCAATAAAGTTTTCTTTACGATATTTCATTTGCGTGACTCACTAATCCTATGATTAGACTGACCCGGATGTTTTCCTTCGTGGTTCATCCACACAGCGAATGCCCCTGTCATTGCGCCAGTTACCACAGATACTAAACCAGCCTGTGCTGCACTGGGTTCTGGTAAGGACATGAACCACTCGACTACACGCCAACTCATAAGCGTCATTACGAGCATCATAAATCTTGGTAACAGTTTCCATTCAAGTATCTTCTCTGCTGCCATTATTTTTTACCAAAGAATTTTGTAGCCGAACGTACGCCAAAAGAAGCGGCAACGATAACGCCCAAGGAATATTGATACCACTCAGGCATTGTTTGGAGTTGTGCGAAGCCATTTTGAACTACCTCTTCCATGCCCGGAATAAATGCAAGGATCAATGGAATACTAAACAGGATGGTTAGCCACTCGTCTTTCCAAGAGTTAGACGAGCCTTTAGCCATTTCAAGATCCCAATCAATCTCGCCCGTTGCCTTTTTTTCCATGATGACAGCTTCCGCTTTAGCTTTCGCAACTTTGGTTGCAGCCTCAGCTTTAGTGCTTTCAACTTTTCCATTTAACCATGTCCCCGCTAAATCAGCTACTGGTCCAATTAGTGCTGTCCACATTACATACCTCTACGAAACTTTGCAGTCTTCTTTGCAATAGATTTAGGCTGTCGTACAAACTGTTTACCTGCTGCTGTTCCTTGTCTCTTAGCTCTAGTTGTAGCAGAATACTCCGCACTTGTCAAGGATTTTATTGCTTTTTCTGGTAAATACCGTTCACCAGTTTTGGCAGAAGGCTGTCCTGACTTAGTACGCCACTTTTGCCTAGTCCATGCTTTTAAGCTTTTCTGTGGACTTTTGAGTGCCATTAAATCATACCCCTGTTTTTCATGCCTATGTATATAACAATAGCTAGTAAACCTAAGCCTACAATCATTGCTGCTGCAATTACCACTATTTCAATAAACTTCTGTCTACGCTCACGCTGTCTGTACAATGTCTCTTGTCTTTGCTTACGTATCTGCCCTTCCATCTGGAGCAGTTCGTCCCAAGCTTTAGAGCCTACAGTAAACTGTAGCCACTGTTTCAGTTCGTCCCGCTGTTGCTGGGCTTTCTTCTTAGCAGCAAAAGCTTCCATAGCTTCTTGCTCTATCGACTGACCACTAAACAGTTTTTTAAATATGGGTGGATTCTTAGCTTCTTTCTCTGCCTGCTCAATATCAGACAAAGCACCCATCCAACGCCCTAAGTCGGACGCCATTTGTTCAATGTCACGTCCTACCGCAAAACCTTTTTTGATTGTATTAAATGCAGCAGAGGCCGTAGCCATTGCAGTAACGGGGTCCATCAGTATATCCTTACGTTGCCGGGGTTAACGTATTTGGGTACACAGTAAGCTGTCACCCTATCTTCTGGGTCTAGGTAATCTCTGTAGCCATAGTTTCCGTACCGCTTTGCTACCCTACTAGCGAAGTAATTACAGTCGTCAATAGACTTGAAGTACATATCATTGCTGGCTAATTCTCTGGTATCTCCTGAACCTAAATACACCAATAACAGGAATACGTGCTGCATATCATTTGTAGCCGCCTCCTGCTGCTTTGTACTCACGTGCCAGCATTTGTGCCTTACGTGCTGACCACTGACCGGGTTTACCACCCTTACTGCCAGCCTTAATCTTTTGAAATAAACGTTTTCTCAATGCAGGCTTAGTGTAGTTGCCAGCTTCATTAACTCTACTTTTGCTCTTCTTTTTAGTGACCTTCGATTTGCTAGCTTTTCTAACTGACCCGCCTTTCTTGAGTTCTTGCTTTTTCTCCACACCTTCAATTGTTCCTTTGTTGGCTGCTGCGTAGAAGACTTGTTCACCCTTTTTTTCTCCATACTTCTTTGTCATGGCAGATTTTATTTTAGAACCTTTTGTTGTAAGGGGCATATCTCCTTTTCTCCTACTGTCTTGCCGGATCGTAATACTCTTGTACGGATATAGTCACGTCCAGTGTTGTACCTGCTTCTGCGTATGCTACAATCTTATCGCCTTGGTGTAATGACATATCATTACCAGAGATAACATCATGCACAGAGTTACCAGCCATAGCCAGCCCATTAATTATGTAATGATAAGATGTGTCATCTACATGGTAGAATTGCACATAGACTTTCTTAGTGCTATTGGTGCCGTTACTTAAATGCAGGAACTTAATGATTGCACTGTGGTTAGGGGGTACAGTATACACTACGTCTGCGCTAGCACCGGCTGCTGTAGCTGTTACTGTCTTACCTTCGGTAGTAAATTTAGCAATATCAAGATTAGGCATTACTTATTCCAGTCTAATACTTTACGATGTAACTTCCAAATGTAATTGCCGACACAGGTAAAGGGCTTACTCATATAGAGCAAACCCCAAGCTAGATATTTAACCAAAGTAGGTTTTAACTTTGTTGCGTTTATTGGCATTCTTTTTATGCACACCCGGCCTGCGTTTAGGACGAGGCTTTTCAAGTTTTGCAGTCGCAAACATTTTAGCCATTTCATTTTACTTCTTCTTTGCCATTCCACCACGCATCATTTTCTTCTTTGATGCCATTTTAGCCATGCCACCGCCACGCATCTTCTTGGCTGCTACACCGCCACCACGCATCTTTTTAGATGCCATCTTTGCCATACCGCCGCCGCGCATTTTCTTTTTAGCTACCATGTCTAAGTTCCCTTCTATCTAATACTAAACTCTGATACACTTCATCTGGAAAGTGTTTATAATATCCCGATTTTTCCAGACTTAATGCTGCATCGTCTAGGGCTGATAATCTCTGCACAAATACCATGCAGTAAAGTAGGTTGTGGTCTACTACACCATCTTCAATTAAAAAGTCCAAACCTGCTTCTTCAGCGTCATAGTCTGGATGAAACACCATAAGGTGCATATCTTTACCTGCAATGGACATAGCCTGATTTACGCCATCACACCACCCATCTAAGTAATGTATGTCTGGTAGCATTTCATTTGCCCACACAACTATATCATAATCGTGGGACTCAAAGTCTGCTACTTCTTGTGCTAGTCCATCTACCCCTGTATTTATGCTGAATGTTACTTTATTGTCTAGCCATGCTTGCTTTGCGTAGGGGCAAGGGGGTAATCCATTAAGTTTCTTATTAGGTACTTCGAGGAACTCATGTGACCACTTGCGTATGTCAGCTTCAATTCTATGCATAAGGATTGCGTTTACGTGCCTGTGATGTACGTGGGAAGGAACGATTGCGACTAGCTGTCTGTGTAGTCAGGTTCTTAGGCCGGTTATCACGTGGGTTTCCATTACGATGGGCAACGTCTTTGCCTGCTACCTTTGCACCATTCTTTTTAGCTACTGCACGTGCAGCATTGCGGCTTGCACGATTCTTTTTCTGTGCAGGCGTACTGTGGTAGTTAGCGTATTCCTTTTTATAGTTACGCTTTGCTGGCGCACGAGGAGCCATCTTACTTACCTGTAATCTTGTTGTATGCTTCAGGGCTGGCAGCTTTTAGTGCTTTCAAACC